TTGGGTTTCCATATAGTTTAGAAGAATATCAAGATTTAATGAATACGACTAAAATATCTCAAAATGACAGTAAAAAGTCATATGAGTTTTATGAGCAATCTGATGCAACCTTACATATTTTAAATAGCAACTTCAATCCAACAATATCAGTTATTTTTACTGGCATGTACCCAGTATCATTATCATCATTAGAGTTTGATGCCACTGAAGAAAATATAAATTACTTTACTGCACAGGTCAATTTCAAATATACTTACTATAAAATTATTACCAACATATGATAGATCTTGAAAAAATTCAATTGATGTGGAAAGAAGATTCGGAAATTAACATTGACGATCTTCACAACGAATCATTAAAAATTGCATCACTACACTCAAAATATTATGAAATTTACAATAATATATCATTACTCAGAAAAAGAGCAGAACTTCAATACAAACAAAAAAAATTAGAAAGATATAATTATTACAACGGGAAGTCTGACCCAGAAATTTATAAGGAAGAACCGTTTCCATATAAAGTTAGGGACAAAGAAGGAATGAATAGGTACTTAGAAGCAGATAAGCACCTATCAGATATTTTTATGAAAATTGAATATTATGATATAATATTAAAATACTTAGAAGAAATCATAAAAATGATTTCCAATAGAACGTATCAAATTAAAAACTCAATCGAGTTCCTCAGATTTCAATCGGGAATGTAATATGGCAGATCTTATCATATCAAAAAAGAATGAAATTTATTTAAAGGTTATTTGCGAACCTCACATTAAATACGAGTTGAGTGATCAATTTACATTTGATGTGCCTGGAGCAAAATTTATGCCTCAATATAGGAGCAAGTATTGGGATGGAAAAATTAGATTATTTAATGTTCAAACTGGAGAAATTTATGTTGGTCTTTTAGATAAACTTATTTCTTTCTGCGAAAACCATAACTATACATTTAAATTTGAAGAAAACAAATACTATGGATTGCCTGGAGAAATAGACAATAATATTTCTCTAGAGGGAGTTAGAGACTATATGAAAAGCATTTGCAATCACGAACCACGAGATTATCAAATTCAAGGTGTTCACGACGCATTAAAGTATCATAGAAAATTAATTCTATCTCCAACTGCTTCAGGAAAATCTTTGATGATTTATTCTGTAGTTAGATATTTTGTGGAGAGGGGAAAGAATATTTTATTAGTAGTTCCGACCACATCTTTAGTTGAACAAATGTATAAAGACTTTGAAGATTATGGTTGGGATGTTGAAAAATACTGCCATAAAATTTATGGTGGAATGTCAAGAGATATAAATCTTCCCGTAACAATATCTACTTGGCAATCAATTTATAAGTTAGATAAATCTTACTTTGAGAATTATGATGTAGTTATTGGAGATGAAGCACATCAGTTTAAATCAAAATCTTTAATCAGTATAATGGATAAATTACATGATGCTAAATATCGATTTGGATTTACTGGGACATTAGATGGTTCTCAAACTCATAAACTAGTTCTCGAAGGATTATTTGGTCCTACTTACAAACTAATTAAAACTGATGAATTAATTAAAAAAGGATTTCTTTCTCAATTGAATATAAAAGTTTTATTGCTTTCTCATGATGAGAAAGAATTTAATGAGTATGAAGAAGAAGTTCAATATTTAATCTCTAATGATCGTAGGAATAATTTTATCAAAAATTTAGTTTTAGATCTTAAAGGAAACACATTAATACTTTTCAATAGAGTTGCAACTCATGGTCAACCTCTGTATGAAATGATAAATAATGATGCCAGTGAAGATAGAAAGATATTTTTTATCCATGGAGGAATTGATACTGAAGAACGAGAATTGGTAAGAAAAATTACCGAGGAACAATCAAATGCAATTATTGTTGCTTCTTATGGCACTTTTAGCACAGGTATCAATATTAGAAACTTACACAATATTGTCTTCGCATCTCCATCAAAATCGAGAATAAGAAATTTGCAATCAATTGGAAGGGTATTGCGAAAAGGGAAAGAAAAAGTATCAGCAACACTTTATGACATTGCTGATCAAATTAAATACAAATCTAAAAATAATTACACTTTAAATCACTTGATTGAACGAATAAAAATTTATAATGAAGAAAACTTTAATTACGAAATTATTACTATCAACTTTAAAAGTAATGGAAGAAGACTTTTATGCAACAATTAAACTAATATCCGGTGAGGAAATATTTGCACTAGTTTGTTTAAGTGAAGAGGAGGATAGAAAATTCCTTATATTGGATAATCCAGTAGTTATTACTCCTATTCAATCTAAATCAAAACGAATTACTGGATACAAAGTAGTTCCTTGGATCAATATATCTGATGATGAAATGTTCATCTTAGATTTTACTAAAGTATTAACTATGACTGAAGTAAAAGATGCAAATATAATCTCTATATACAGAAGGTTTAATAGACCTACTTCTCAAACAGAACTCACTAAGAAGATGGGTCTAGTTTCTAAGGTGGATATTGCTAGAGACTCTTTAGAGAAACTTTATAGAAGTAACTAAAGGTATAATTTATCTTGAAACCTAACAGAGTGATTCTAGACACTGTTGGATCATATGTCAAGTACTTGCCAAATAACACACCTAGAGGTACACTTACAGTACTATTCCTATAAAAAAATTTAATATGCTATTAAAAGTTATGTCAAAGGAAAGAAAAAAATCAGAGCATTATGTAAGTAATAAAGAATTTCATCAAGCTTTGATTGAGTATAAAAAGATGGTAGATGAAGCTAAAGATAACAATTTACCAAAACCAAAAATTCCAAATTACATTGGAGAATGTTTTCTTAAAATTGCAACTCATTTATCATACAAACCTAATTTTGTAAATTACATGTTTAAGGATGATATGATTTGTGATGGAATAGAAAATTGTATTCAATATATACATAACTTTGATGTAACTAAGACTAATCCTTTTGCATACTTTACTCAAGTAATTTACTATGCATTTCTTAGGAGAATTGCTAAAGAGAAAAAACAATTAGAGATTAAATCTAAAATTATTGAACGATCTGGATTTGAAGAAGTGTTCAGTGCCGATAGTTCTGATGTTGGTTATGAACTTGGAAATATGAACAGCATTAAAGATGGGATTAATTACCGATTTACTTTATGATTTGGAGATTATAAGTGAAAATTTGTTTAATTACCGACACTCACTTTGGATTTAAAAAGGGAAATAAAATTTTTCATGATTACTTTAAAAAATTCTATGAGGATGTATTTTTTCCATTCTTAATAAAAAATAAAATTGATACGGTAGTTCATTTGGGAGATTCATTTGATAATCGAAAAGGAATTGATTATTGGTCTTTAGAGTGGGCAAAGGATGTTGTTTATGATACTTTTCAGACCTTAGGTATAACCGTCTACAACATAGTGGGCAATCATGACATCTACTATAAGAATTCTACAAATCTAAACTCTGTCGATCACTTACTGTCAGAGTATGATAATGTAATTAAAATTGCAGAACCAAAGGAATTTAATATTGCCGGATTGGATATCCTTATGTTACCCTGGATAACTACTGAGAACCAGCAGAATGCCCTTAGGATGGTTCAAAACTCATCATCCGGCATTTGTATGGGGCATTTGGAATTGAATGGTTTCAGGGTCAATTCCAAGATAGTTATGGATCATGGGATGGAACCAAACATATTTGATAAATTTTATAAAACATTTTCTGGACATTATCATACTAGGTCCACTAATGGAAAAGTATTTTATATGGGGAATCCATATCAATTATTTTGGACAGATATAAACGATACTAGAGGTTTTGTCGTTTTCGATACGGAAACCTTAGAACATGATTATGTCAATAATCCATATGATATGTTCAGAGTTATTAATTACGACGAAGATAATTTGCAGGAAGATCTAAGTGAATATGAAAACTCTATAGTTAAAGTTGTAGTTAAAAATAAATCGGATCAGAAATTATACGAAAAGTATATTGATAAATTGATTAAAGCAAACCCACATGAATTTAAAGTTATTGAATCTTATGTGATAGTAGATCCAGTGTCTGATGATGGAGACACAATAGAGTCTGAAGATACTCTATCTTTATTGAAAAAGTATGTGGATGAATCTGAAATAAATTTAAATAAAGGTAAAATAAAAAACTTGATAAATTCAATTTATCAAGAATCTTACTCGATTCAATAATGTATATACTTACTTTAGCATCAAGTGATACCGAAGGAGCATTTGCCATAGAAAATGAATATGGTGAAAATGTTCTTATGATTTTTGAGGAATATGATGATGCTGAAAGATATGTATCAATGTTAGATGAACTTGACTATCCAGAGATGGAAGTTACTGAAGTTGAGCAAGAAACTGTAGTAATTGCTTGTGAAACATTTAACTATGAATATGTTATAATTACACCTAATGATCTAGTGCTTCCTCCAAATTATGATAAAATTTCAGCAAATTAAATATAAAAATTTTCTCTCGTCTGGAAATTATTGGACCACCATAAACTTATCTGCTAATAATTCTACTTTAATTATAGGACAAAATGGTGCAGGTAAAAGTACCTTATTAGATGCTCTAACGTTTGGGTTATTCAATAAACCATTTCGTAAAATATCTAAGGGACAATTAGTAAATACTGTCAACGAGAAAGATTGTCAAGTAGAAATTGAGTTCTCGGTGAATAGAGATCAGTACAAAATTATTAGAGGAATAAAACCAAATATCTTTAAAATATTTAAGAACAATAAACTTTTAGATGAGTTGGCATCTGCCAATGATCAGCAAAAGTGGTTGGAGCAAAATGTACTTAAATTAAACTATAAATCATTCACTCAGATTGTTATATTGGGATCAACAAACTTTGTTCCGTTCATGCAATTATCTTCCCAGCATAGACGGGAAGTTGTGGAGGATCTTTTAGACATTAGAATATTTTCTTTGATGAATGATATAACCAAGTCTAAAATTAAAATCATTCGTGAAAATATAAGAGAACATGAATATAAGAAAGAAAGTTGCAGGGATAAAATTGAACTTCAGGAGCAATTCATACTTAAAGGTAAAACTGAGGGTAAAGATAAAATAGAAGAATTGAAAACTGAAATAGAAAAATGTCAGTCGCAGATAAATGTGTGTCAAGCATATGTTAGCAAAGATCAGGAAGAGATTGAGTTGAAGACGGAGGAGTTGCAATCGTTGTCAAATTCGACAAACAAGTTAAAAAAATTAAACTCAGTGAGGGCAAAATTGTCCCAAAAAGTAACAACCATTACTGAAGATTGTAATTTTTTTAAGGTGAATTCGGTATGCCCCACCTGCACTCAAAATATAGATGAAACGTTTAGGTTAAATAAAATTGATGAATATAAAATAAAATTAGATGAATTGAAAATTGGTTATGAAGAACTTGAATCTGCCATTTCAAATGAGGAAAGTCGAGAAAGTAAGTTTCTTGATATTTCAAAATCAATAACTAACCTAACGCATGAAATTTCTAAAAATAATCTTAGAATCTCTGGATTTCAAAAAAGAATCAGAGATGTTGAATCGGAAATTCAAAAAATTACCAATAACCTGGAAAACGAAAGTTCTGAGCACATTAAGTTAAAAACCCTTCAAGATGATTTGGATAATTTAATTTCCAAGATATCTTCAGATAAAGAAGATTTATTGAGATATGAATTTATACATTCACTACTTAAAGATGATGGTGCAAAAACTAATATCATTAAAAAATATCTTCCAATCATCAATAAGAATCTGAACAAATATTTGGAACTGTTAGATTTCCCAATTAACTTTAGTTTGGACGGGGAGTTTAATGAAAAAGCTCTCAATCCAATTTATGAAGATTTTTCATATGACTCATTTAGTGAGGGTGAAAAAATGAGGATTGATTTGGCATTATTATTTACTTGGAGAGAAGTTGCAAAAGTAAAGAACTCTGTAAATACGAATTTACTAATACTAGATGAAGTCTTTGATAGTTCATTGGATGAATTTGGAACTGATAACTTTACTAAAATAATCAAATATGTAATTAAAAAATCTAATGTATTTGTAATATCTCATAAGGTCGATGAACTTGAAGATAAATTTGACACGGTGCTGAGGTTCCAAAAGCAAAAGGGATTTGGGATCCTGGTTGACTAATCTGCGAAATTATGTTACCCTTTAAAGGTGTTAAGTTACTATTTTATGGATGAACCTGAAAACAAGAATGGATTTTATAAATTTAGTGAAGATAAAACTTTAAAGGCAGCAGAAGAATATATTGCCAGTACATATCATCAACACTACACCTCCGATGAATCCAAGGTCCAAGTTTTGGATATTATTGAGGCAATTGGTGATGGTGTTCCTTTCTGTCGTGATAATCTTATCAAATACTCTGCTCGGTTTGGGAAGAAGGATGGATTTTCCAAACTTGACGCACTAAAAATTATTCACTATGGTATCCTAATGTACCATTTTGCCGGATTCCATACAAACAACACAAATAAATATGAAACTTTCTGAAAATACTATTACAGTTCTGAAAAACTTTTCAACTATTAACCAGTCTATTCTAATTAAAAAAGGATCTAAAATTAGAACCATTTCAATTCTTAAAAATATCTTTGCTGAAGCAACTGTAACTGAGAATTTTCCAAAAGACTTTGCAATCTATGATTTGAATGAATTTCTCAATGGATTGGGACTTCATCAGAGTCCAGACCTAGATTTTGATCAGGAGTCTTATTTGGTTATCAAAGATGGTAAACGCAGAGTAAAATATTTTTATGCAGACCCTGAAGTAATCGTATGTCCTCCCGAAAAAGAAATTGAACTTCCAACACAAGACATTTGTTTTCAGTTGGAGCACTCGCAACTAGACAAACTTAAAAAGGCAGCAGCAGTTTATAAACTGCCCGACTTGTCAGTTGTTGGGGATGGTAGTACTATACGGTTGTTGGTGCGGGACAAGAACAATGATACTTCTAATGAATACTCACTAGAAGTAGGTGAGACCAATGAAAACTTCTCGTTTAATTTTAAGGAAGAGAACATTAAAATTATTCCAGGAAGTTATGATGTAGTAATTTCACAAAAACTTTCTGCTAAGTTTATGAGTGAAAAATATAATCTAACTTATTTCATTGCACTTGAACCTGATTCTACCTTTGGTTGATTTCTATTTTTTATTATGAATATTTTTGTGACCGATGAATGTCCAGTTCTATCTGCGGTAGCACTTCCAGATAAGCACATTGTGAAAATGCCTCTGGAGTGCTGCCAGATGATTTCTGTAATTTATAGTTCCTGGTATCATAAATGGGGAACTATACCCAAAAAGGATGGAACTCCTTACCGCACCGAAAAGGGTGCTTTTAGAAATCATCCTTGCACTCAATGGGCAGCAGAGTCTTATGAGAACCTTGCTTGGTTGATTCGGCATGGTTATGCTCTCTGCAATGAATACAAAAACAGATATGGTAAGAAGCATTCTTGCTTTGATGGTCTGCATGAAGCAGAGTCCATATTCACAATGAAAACTTGTGATACGATCTATATCTATAAGAATGTGAAATCATTCACTCGTGCTATGCCAGATGAATGGAAACACAATAATACCATTGATACATTTGAAGCATATAAAAGATATATTGCTTCTAAACCTTGGGTTGCTGATAACTATCTACGCATTCCATCTAGAAAACCTGACTGGATTTAATTATGAGTAAAGATTTCCTATGGGTCGAAAAGTATCGACCTAAGAAAATTGAAGATTGTATTTTACCTGATATCACTAAAAAAACATTTCAAGATTTTGTGAATAAAGGTGAGGTTCCGAATCTTCTTCTTGCTGGTCCTGCTGGATGTGGCAAGACAACTGTGGCAAAGGCATT